ATAAAACAACCCGCAGTCGTTCTCAAAGAACGTAACACAGGTAGAGGTTTTGCTGGTTGGACTGATGGTTGGGCAGTAGTCCTAGATAGTAAAGCAGGGTTGGATGAATACACTCTGTTGCATGAGTTGACACACTGTTTGGGTCACATGCATCATGGTCGTTCTTTCCGCCGTGCTTTGTTGGAACTAGTCGGTGCATTCATCGGTGCAGATGCCAAGAAGATACTCAAGGAAGAGTTTACCAAACGCAAACTCAAGTATGGTGTAGCTCGTCAACCATTGACCTACACTCAGTGGAATGCCGCACGAAAGAAAATGGAAAAGATACGAAATGTTTAATCATCAACCTACACAACTCAATGAAATGGAATCGGTCACCACGGAGAAGGGTCGCAAGTATAAGACCCCCGAAGGGATTGACCTTCCGTCTATTACTACTGTCCTGTCTATTCTTTCGCGGGATAGTATCGCCGCATGGCGTAAACGGGTTGGTGAGGAAGAAGCAAATCGTATCTCCCACCGTGCATCGTCACGGGGAACAAAGGTTCATGAAATCATCGAGAAGTATGTTGACAACGATGAAAATTACAAAGAGGGTTATACCCCCGATGTGATTGAGTCGTTTCTTATTATGAAACCAATTCTCGATGGTTTTATCGGCACAGTCTACGCACAGGAAGCACCTCTCTATTCAACTCACTTAGGCGTTGCTGGTCGCGTAGACTGTGTTGCCGAATTCGATGGACAACTATCTATCATCGACTTTAAGACCAGTCGCAAAAAGAAAAAGAAAGACTGGGTGAAGAATTATTTCATGCAAGAGGCTGCATATGCGGTCATGTGGGAAGAACGCACGGGACAACCTATCACCCAACTCGTTACACTTATCAGTGTTGACGGTGAAGACAAACCACAAATCTTTGTCGAACATCGAGACAATTGGATTAATTCTTTGCGTGATACCATCAAAAAGTATAATGAAGAACAAGATTCGACTTCCATTTTATTATAAATAGTGGTATAATACTATTTGTGTAAATAGGAAATCGATGCAAAAGTTTGACAATTTCATTACAGAAGCACTGAAGGCTGAGGACTATGAGGCAGCGATTGTCATGGGGTTCTATGAACTCACTGGCAAACCGATGACTAGTGCAGACCACGGCATCTCTGATAAAGTTTTCAAAGCAATTCAAGAAAACCCTCAAGCACAAGAGGCGGGTCGTAAGATTGCTCAATCAGTTCTAAATAAGTATCCAAAACTCAAGAAGGGAAAGGCAGAACAGTATGGTCGTGCGAAAGCATCTCTAACTTCTTTTTGGAAATCTTATGGTGCAAGTGATATTACACCCAAAACAGATGTTCTCATAGGTGATATGAGATTCTCTGTTAAAATTGGTCTGGCACAATTGATGTCGGGTGGTAAATCAGAGTCAACTGCAACATTCGAAGCCGCCATCAAAAATTCTAATCCAGACCTTGTAAAATCTCCACAATATGAAAAAACCACCGAAGTTCTTGAAGGGTTTGTAAAAAATACTCTTGCACCATCTCAACTAAGACCGATAATCAAAGCAGGAACGAATGAAGTAGTCAATCGTGCAGAGAAGGCGCATAAGGATGCAATGTCAGAACTAGGTGCGATGTTTGATGAATCCAAATCTTTCAAAGTTGAATTTGCACGAGAGGCGATGTCTGGGTTTGAAAAGTTTGGTGAAAACTCTAATGCGGCCGCAGAGTTTATGTTGGTTGCATCGGCTGACGGCGATAAGGTTGTTATTCATTCTGTTTATGATGATGACTATTGTCTCAAAATTGCGAATGCAATGAAATTGCAGGCGAGGTTCAAAACCTCATCTCGTAAGATAAAGGGAAAGAAAACTGGTGAGTATAATTTCTGGTCAGTGATATCCTTAATTGTAGATTCGATGCAAGAGGGTTATGAACATGACCAAGAAGAACTTTTGATAGAAGTATCCATTATGAGAAAAATTGGTAACTTTGTGAGAGGGACTTGGAGTAAGGTCTCATCATATTTCAAGAAAGGTGCGAGTAAACTCTATAAGTTTCTCGGCGCAACCCCAATAATTTCAACAAAGAAAAATATTAGGTTTTAGTAATGACAACGATACTTCATATCCCAGATTTTCTTTACGAACAAAAGAATACTCACATGACTCATATTGAGGACAAGGTTCTCTATGGTGGTGTGAACGGGACTCGTCAGGCAATCAATGCATTGCGTGAACTTCGTGACATGCTTGCGGGTGAGACTAGTTCCAAACTGTCGGTCAAGTGGGACGGTGCGCCTGCAATCTTCTGTGGTCAAGACCCACGCGATGGTGAGTTCTTTGTTGCGAAGAAAGGTATCTTTGCCAAGAACCCGAAGGTTTACAAGACTAATGACGAGATTGACGCAGACATGTCAGGCGACCTTGCAGATAAGATGAAAGCCGCACTACGTTACCTTCCTGAACTGGGCATCAAAGGTGTCATTCAGGGAGACTTCTTGTTCTCAAAAGGAGACTTAAAGAATGAAGATATTGAGGGTCAACGCTATACAACCTTCCACCCCAACACAATCATATACGCAATCCCATACGAACAGGCAGAAGCAGTTCGCAAAGCGCAAATCGGAATCGTCTGGCACACAACCTACAACGGAAAAGACTTTGAAAGCATGAAGGCATCCTACGGTGTCGATGTATCGAAGTTCAAGTCTTCAAAGAACGTATACTCTGCTGATGCGATGTTACGCGAAACTGGTGGTGCGACAATGAATGCAAAAGAGACTGCCGCTGTCACTAAACACCTATCAGATGCGGGTAAGATATTCAATAAGATTTCTGGTTCGACTTTGCGTGAGTTAGAAGGTAATCCAGACCTTGCACAACTCATCGAACAATATAACAATACATATGTGCGTGAAGGACAGATGATTCCAAACAGTCGTAGTCATGTGACGGGTCTTATTAGATGGATTAATACAAAGTTCAAAGCAGAGATGGACAAGCGTAAATCAGAGAAGGGACGCATGGTTCAACAGGCAAAGTTGGACGAAATCATGAAGTTCTTCTCCACAAAAAACAAAAAGTCGCTGATAAACATGTTTGAACTACAGAAAAATATTGTATTAGCAAAACTAAAACTTATAAATAAACTTAATAGTATTGCAAAGTATGATGCATTTGTGCAAACTAAAAAAGGATACAAGGTTCGCACCGGCGCAGAAGGTTTTGTCGCTATTGATAAATTAGGTGGTGATGCGGTCAAGTTGGTTGACCGCCTTGAGTTTTCGTATAACAACTTCAGTCCAGATATACTGAAGGGATGGGAAAAACCAAAGAGGTAGTAAGATGGCTAAACCAATGAGCCTGAAAACATTTTTGAATGTGGACTACACCCAAACGGGTGATGAGTTCCAAGCAACCAACGCGAAGAAAAGAAAACGCGATTCTGGTGAAGGCACTCACGAAGCACTCAGTATGCAACAACGCCTAAAACTCGCGCGCTCTCTCAAGAAAAATAAAGCAAAAATTGCAATGGGTCGCAAACGTGCTGCCCGTAAAGTTGCATCTACTGATAAATTGAAAACAAGAGCGCAGAAACAAGCACGAAATACCTTCCTCAAGAAAATGACTAAAGGTGTTGAAAAAGGTGAACTCTCAATGGCTCGTAGACAGGGACTTGAGAAACGCCTAGATAAACTGAAACCAAAGATTGATAAACTAGCGAGAAAACTTCTTCCGAAGGTTCGTAAAGCAGAAATCGCGAAGAAACGAGGAAATCAACAAAGTGATTAAGAATTTCCAACAATACTTGGTCGAAGAAGAACGTGAGGTATTTTTCACGTTTGGTCGGATGAATCCGCCAACGATTGGTCATGGCAAAGTTATTGACACTATTGTCAAGAAGTCAAAGGGGTCTGACTATAAAATCTTTTTGTCCCAATCACAGGGCGCAAAAGACCCACTGTCGTATTCTGACAAAGTAAAACATATGCGTAAGATGTTCCCAAAACATGGTCGTAACATCATCGTAGATAAAAAAGTAAAGAATGTATTTGATGTCGCTTCTAAACTGTATGACATGGGTTACAAGAAAATCACGATGGTGGTCGGTGAAGACCGTTTGCGTGAGTTCGATGTCCTGTTGAATAAATACAACGGTAAGAAAGCAAAACACGGTTTCTATAACTTCGAATCAATCAATATCGTATCTGCGGGTCAACGCGACCCTGACGCAGAAGGTGTAGAGGGAATGTCTGCATCTAAACAACGTGCAAACGCAAAGGAAAATGACTATCAATCATTTAGTCAAGGTGTCCCGTCAAGTATGTCAGACCGCGACACTCGCAAACTCTTCAACGATGTTCGCACGGGATTGGGACTAAAAGAAGAACGCTCCTTCAAACGACACATTGACTTGGGTAAACTGGATGACACTCGCGAGGCATATGTCGAAGGTAAACTATTTGAATTGGGTGACACTGTTGTTATCAAAGAAAGTGATGAAGTCGGTATCATATCTGTTCTGGGTGCGAACTATGTCATCGTTGAATGTGGTAATAAGAGACTCCGTAAATGGTTGAATGCAATAGAACTGGTCGAGAAGAAATCACGCCAAGACACAGAGATTGGTAAGGATGTCAAGGGGACGCAACCCGCAAAGTATTATGCGAAGGATGCTGAAGGCGATGACATGTCAAAGTCAACCAAGAAGAAACGTGCCGCACATTTCAAGAAAGGTGCTGCAAAAGACGATGATGACCCGTCTGCATACAAACCAGCGCCAGGTGACAAGGATGCAAAGACGAAACCGTCTAAGTATACCAAAGCATTCAAGGACATGTATGAAGAGTCAGAACTTGACGAAAGAGTATTTGGTAAGACTGGCCCATTTGGTGGTAAGGGTGGTTCAATAGTTTTACTCCCTGATTTGGATAAGAAACTTGACCAAATTATTAACAAAAAAGACTACAGGGATGCGGTTCGTGCGTATCTAAACTTTAGAAGAAAAAACAAATCTGACCCTAAAAAACAGGGTAGGAGTAGAGAGAATATTGCATTTGACTTTTTCAAAAGTTATGGATTGAGTAGTCCTAGACAAATGATTAAGTATATTGATGGTCTTGTTCAGAAGGGTAAACTGCCGAAACAATTAGCGATTGCAGAAGTAAGTGAAGACGCAGTAAAACAGGCGAAAGACCGTATCAAATCAGAGAAAGAACGTGATAAACAAAAACACGATACCATGTTAGACCGTGCAAGAATCGCACGAGCAAAAGCAAAAAACAAGGCGACAAGACCATGAACAGTTTCACTCAATTCATCACTGAGGCAGATAAAGCACTCACAAAGAAAGCAGAGAAGTCTGGTATCTCATATGGCACACTGAAGAAGGTCTATGACCGTGGTGTTGCCGCATGGAGAACTGGACACAGGCCAGGCACCACTCCATCACAGTGGGGATATGCACGGGTCAATGCTTTTATCGTTAAAAAGAAAAAGGGTGGGTTGAACCACGATAAGGATTTAGCATAATGTCACTCTGGGATAATATCAACAAGAAGAGACAACGAATCAAACAGGGTTCGGGTGAGAAGATGAGAAAAAAAGGTGACAAGGGCGCACCGACTCCAGACCAAATAAAAAGAGCAAAAGGCGAAGAGATGGAAGAAGGTAAAATGAAACAGGCGATGATGCGCCGACAAGACATGGCGAAACTTGCGAGTCTGTATTCCAAAGCAATGAAAGCAATGCCAGGTTCACCCGCACAGAAAAAAATAAAAGCACAAATTGACCAGTATCGTAAGGAGTTAGGTATGAACGAATCTACAGAATCTCTAGAAGAAGCCACCGATTTATACAATAAAGGCGGTATACAAATAGTAAGGTTTGCGGCTGGTAAAGGAAAACTAGGAGTTGAGATAACTGTCAAAAAAGGCACAAGCGCAAGCGAAATTGGTGGCCAAATTATCTTATCTGATGCTCAGTTCAAAAATCTTCAAAGAGCATTACCTAAAATCAAACTTAAACAAGGTTTAGGTGAAGCAGTCTCTCCTGCTCAACAAGCTGCGATTGCAATCTCAAAGAAAGAACGTGGTGAGAAACCAAAGAACGAATGTGCATCTGAAGATGATTTCAAACCGCATATGATGTATGACCCAAAGACGGGTAAAGGTTACATGGCAAAGAAGTATGAAGACCATGTTCGTATGGACAAGATGGGTTACACTCACGAGAAACCAGAAGTCAAAGAAGGTAAAGATGACCTCTTCCAAGTAAATGTCAAAGGTGAAGGTGGTGCAACTGTCAGAGCAACAAGTGAAAAAGATGCAATCAACAAGGCATTTAGAAAACTTGGTATAGCAACAAGGTTTACTCGTGATAGACGATTCATGACCAAAGTTCAAGTTGTCCCTGCTGAGTCTGTCGAAGAAGTCAAGGAGTCTCGCGCATATCGTGATGCCATGCGTAATATGAGCGCTCGCGGTGCAACCAAAGGTATGGCACGAACTAAAAAAGATAGAGATATCGAAGCAACCGATGATGACCGTAAGGCAGCATCAAAGAATATTATTATGCAGTTGCGTAAAGCGGCTGATTTACCAACAGGAGCAAACATTGAATTTGACAGAGGAAAAGGAAAAGTTACTCGCGACCAAGCGAAAACGGCACTGGCGCGTTTTAATGCATTATCAAAACCAAATGAAAAAGAGAAATTCCAAAAGAGCATCAAATCTCTTGCAGACATCAAAAAACTTTTAGGTAGGTAAATGCAAAGATTCACAGAACACACAGATTGTGGAACTGACGAGTGTTGTGGGACTTGTTCGTCTCTTATTGAAAACAACATTTTTCGGGTCGGGTCAGAAAAGTATTATGAATACTTCCGTGAAGCACGGGAACAATACTATGCGGGTAATCTCGAACTGGATGCCGCAGATGTAGATATCATGGAGTCTAACTTAGGTGAGTTTGCACAATGGCGTGGTGAACACGTTGCACTAGACTGCATCTTTGAAGAAGACAAACAAGATGTGCCTCTGAATCAACCGAAGAGAGGTGGGCCGAAAAAATACTATGTATATGTTCGTGACCCTTCAACTGGTAATGTTAAGAAAGTATCATGGGGTGATACCACAGGACTGAAGGTTAAACTCAATGACCCTAAGGCGCGTAAGTCATTCGCTGCCCGTCATAAGTGTGACCAACAGAACGATAAAACTAAGGCTGCATACTGGGCATGTCGTTTGCCTAGATATGCGAAACAACTTGGTCTATCAGGAGGAGGCAGTTTCTTTTGGTAAAACCCTATACGGATATCTTCAGTCCTGACAAATGTGAAAGAGTCAGAACTTTTGGGGAAGATATCCAAGAAATGGATTTGATATGGCATCGTGACTCCTGTAATCGTGAGGTTACTGTTCTCGATGGTGATAACTGGAAATTGCAACTAGACAATCAGTTGCCTTTTATTATGGAAAAGGGTCGATTGTATCGCATACCGAAGATGGTCTATCACAGAATCATCAAAGGTAAAGGAGACTTGAGACTGAGAATTTGGGATGAAGTTAATTAATGTTCTCTATCGCGGTGGCGGTGGAGGTGAGTTTCTGGGAAGTCTTCTGACGGAACACAGTGATGTTGTTACAAAGAAGGTGGAACATGATGAATCAGTTGAGAGATGGTTTCTAGAGAGAAACGATGAAATCTCTCAATATTATATGGATGGTAGTCAACCTGTATCGGGTAAAGATTGGGATGACACTCTTTGGAACATACGACTAGACCACGGGTATGGTTTTCATGTTCACAAAGAATACTATCGAGACTATCTTTGGAATGATTGGAGCGAAACAAAGACTATCTTGCTCCAGTCAAGAACAGAGAAGAGTGTTAAATACATAGACCAACTTGCGAGAGCAAAACTTGGTCTAGGACAGAATAATCCTGATGGTCACTGGTTGATTCAGAATGGATTTGATGTTGATAAGTTTTGGAATCGTCCGTGGGAGTCGTGTCAAGAACTGACCGAACTATACAAGAATATGATTCCAGAGGGACATGATTGGATTGGGGTTGACCCATACGATTTGTTCCATAATGATGAAGAGTGGTCAGAGAATGTTCTCTATACCATTATAAATTATTTAGGACTGGATGACTCTTTATTTGATGAATGGTCGGTAAAAATAGAAAAATATCGAATAAAGAACAAACAACTTATAAATAGAACTATAGTTTAATGGGAAGACATGGCTAAGGAAACACAATTAGAACGCCTCGCAAGGATTGAGACAGAATCCTCTGTAAGATTTGACCGTCTTGAAGATAAGATAGACAAACTTGCGGATGCATTGATTTCTCTTGCTCGTGTGGAAGAGAAATTATCTAATCTTGAAAGTAATAATCAGAATAATTTCGAGCGCATGAATAAATTTTCTAAGAAACTAGACGAGATTGAGAAAAAGGTAGACGATAATGCTCGAACCGTCTCAATCATTAACAAGGTAGTATACCTTATCAGTGCAGCGATAATCGCTGGTCTGGTTAAATTTATGTGGATGTAAACGGAGATAACAATGAGAACATCAGATATGAAAAGATTGGGTGAAGCGTGGGCATCCGTGACATCCAAGAAACAACAAGGTTACACAGAAGAAGAAATTCGTGAACTGTGTCATTCAAAAGACCACAACTGTGCAATCACAGTCAACCACCCTGAATGGGGTCTTGGAAAACCTGTCTATGAATCACACGCGATTCCTACAGACGATGGTTTTGTTGAGTGGTATGATGTCCAGTTCAAACATGGTATCGAGGAACGTGTCCCTGTCGCCGACATGGAAGTCATCGAAGAATCCAGTCATACGAAGAAAGATAAAAAGAAAACTGATGAAGGTAATGCCTTCACAGCAGCATTGCAAGCCGCCAAAGAAAAAGGTGATGATACATTTGTTGTTGCCGGTAAAAAATATGATGTGAAAACAGAAGAAGCAAGACTTGCAAAAGAAGACGCTTCTAATGATAAGTCAGATGACGGTGATGGTCTTGATAAGGCCGACCCAAAGGCTGCTAAGAAGAAATTCAAAGACCGTAAAGACAAAGACATCGACAATGATGGCGATGTTGATGACTCTGATGAATTCTTACACAAACGCCGTAAAGCAATCGGTAAAGCGATGGCAAAAGATGAAGAAAACGGCGAAGAAGAGAATGGTGGCGAAGAAGACGGCGAAGAAAAGAAAGATATGCCAAAGGTCGCTGGTAAAAAAGATGACAAGAAGAAAGTTGCATCTAACGCCAAGACTGCGGAAATCAGTAAAATCGGTGAGTCAACTGAACAGTTGATTGCGATGCTTGAGACTGCTGCAAAACAACAGAAGTCCAATGCCACCAAACCAGAAGGTATGATGGACAAGGAATCTGGAAAGTCTAAAGAATTTGCGAATGCTCATAACAAGTCTGACAAGAAAATGGAAGACGATGTAGAAGACGCTAAAGACAAGACTACCAAAGCTGGTCAAGCAACCAAACCAAAATCTGGTAAACGCCCACAGGACAATGCATCAGGTGATACAAATGTTGTGAAGTCAACCGAAGCGCCTGTCAAAGAAGATACCGCTGATGAACTTGTAGCAAAAGCACAAGACATAATCTCTGGTAAGACAATGAGTGAAATTGCTGAACTGGGTCAAAAAGAAAAGAATCCACATGATGCAAGAACAAGAGAAGCAAGAAAGTTTCTCGAAAGAATGGCAAAACGCCGTGGTTATGTAAAATAAGGATGATAAAGATGACAATTAAAGCCCCTGCTTGGTGTGAAAACGCTATCCCTACTGCCCGTGGATGGGAAGACCCTGACACTGGTGAATTGTATGCATCTGGTGGTTTCACCCAAGAACAGATTGATGAGTTCTTTGGTGTTACACCAGTTGTAGAACAAGTTGAAGTCCCTGTGGAAGTTCAGACATTGACCGAAGCACCTGTTGGTGATAAGTCACTTGATGATATGTCAAAGGTTGAACTTGAAGCATTGGGTCGCCAACATGGCGTAGAACTTGACCGCCGTAAAAAGAAGTCAACCCTTGTTGAAAGAATGACTGGCATACTGAAAGACTAGATAGAGGTAATATACCCTCTGTTTGGATTTTTCATAATGCAATTAACAAAAGATAATTTAATAGTATACGCTGCGAAGCACTATTATAATCCTAAATGTATCGACAGTGAGGAGTTTTTTGAGGACTTAAAAAGATTTAAGTATATCAAAAGACTTCTCAATCGATACAAAACTACAGGTGAGTTGTCTGAAAGACTCATCATTAATCATCTCATAGTAATTTTCAACGTATTTGGTCATGAGGCAGGACTAGACATCCTCGAACTCAAGATTGAACTCGACCATTGGGAAACACTCAAACCATTTCTTATCTTTCTCAAGGCAATCAAAAACGATATGTATACCAATATTGAAATGGATAAATTAGTCATTGAAAGACTTCGAAACATATAAATAGAACTATGGGTATATTAAAGTCAGCAGCAGACCTCGTTTATACGATTCGATTCCTGAAACTTCTCGTAACACCATTCGAGAAGATGGGTGCGTATAAGGCAGGCATCATCGATGCAGATGGTAAGAAGAATCCAGACTTCAACACTTTGAAGACTGATGACCGTGAGGCATATAGAACACACTATACTCCCTTCATCAGACTTGTTATCAATCTAAAAAGAATAATGGCAAAGGCGCCAGGCGGTCAATCTGTCATTGCACGTTATGGTGCAGCACTCGCACTCATACGAGAACATGGTGAATTATCAGATGATAGAGTGATGCAAATTCACGAAGAAACGGGGATTGATATTCTAGATGTTCTGGTTGAGGACTCCCAGTGGTTTGTGATTGATAATAATGAACTATCGCCAGGCATATACCGAATGAGATACGATACACTAACTGTTCAATGTGAAGATGTCGTAAAGAAGGATGATAAGATTCGTGTTGTTGAGACCGATGCATCTCCGATTGATGAAATTTTAGGTATCAACATATACAAGGGTATCCACGAAAACTCTAAACAGTGGGTATACTTTTCGACAGGGGAGATTACCCGATGAAGAGTTTTAGAGAATTTATGGGCACATCTGCGGTTGCGGGTGCGGGAGAAAATCCAGAAAAGATTGTCCCTGTCCATATGAAAAAGAAAAAGAAGAAGGATATTGAAGTCCTCAAAAGATTTATAGATAAACGTGAAGAAAGTAAAACATATTGGAGTAAATAATGTTAAGTGGATTATTAGGTAGTGTGTTAGGGTTTGGTGGTTCGGTTGTCCCTGCTATCACAGACCATTTCAAACAAAAAGGTCAACAGAAGTTTGAACTAGAAAAAATGAAAACTATGGCAGAACTGCGTAAAGCAGGGTTCGACCATGAGTTAAGGGCATGGGAAGCACAGGCCGCAGATAATGAACATGATAGGTTAATTCAACATGATATCTCTATTAATCAAGGCACAGGGTTTATTGCTGGTTTACAGAAGTCAGTTCGCCCTATTATCACATACTGTTTTTTTGGGTTGTTTGCTGTTATTGAGATAACACTCCTAATGGAGGCATTAGAGAAGGGAACAGACTTCGCTGATGCAATTAATATTCTCTGGGATGACGATACAAAAGCAATCTTCGCTGCCATTATCTCGTTCTGGTTTGGTTCTCGTGCGATTGATAAGGCTCGTAGATAATGAATAAAATATTCTTAGTTTTATTAACAACACTGGTTACTGCTTGTGTTGTTTGGTCAGGGCCTGCATTCGGTAAGAACTATATCAAACTTGGTTACAAAGTAGAAGATAGTAATACCAAGAGTTTCAATCTACATCAAAAGTTTATATGGGAGCCTGAAGGTAAAGACTTTCAGATTGAAACTGAAACCAATGTCTATAAAACTTCAGTGAATGGTGAAGACCTTACTGACCGCGCAGATGGTGAGTATGAGTTTATTCTTAATTTCACACCAAGACATTATGGTATTGCAAACTTTGGTTTTAACTACAATGCCAATCGTTTGATGGCAGAGTTCCGGCCGCATACAGGTGTGGGATGGGGATATAAGTTCTTCCGCAACGATAAATGGAAGATGTCTCATGAGTTCACCATCACACAGATGGGAACTGAGGACTATACAGAACTCGTTTGGCGAAACTCTACTTGGATTAGATACAAACACCCTGACTCTCCTATCAGTATCACTAACAAGTATTTGTGGGAAAATGGTGACTATCATGAGTTGACCAAGAATCAGTTCAGTATCGATTACCATGTCAGTAAGAATTTAATGTTCTCTCTCAACGACCTTTATATCAGCGATGATTCCGAAGAAGAATATAGTGTGACCTATATTTCACTTGGTTACAATTTTTGATAAAAAAAGTTTGACTTTTCCGCCCATTTAGGGTATAATACTATAATCTGAAAACTCGTCTGGGTATAGA